GGAATAATCTCTATTATTGATTCGAGATTAAAGGAAAATGATTATGACCCAAGTGACTGCTGTTTCTTTCGATGCCAAGACTGGCAACTACTTCGCAAAAGTCGGTTCTAAGACCATCAAGTCTTACTCCAAGTCTTATGTGGAGCGTCGTGTGAAGTCCATGGTTGGTGACATCGAAGTGGCAGTTGCTGCAGCTGTTGAGAAGTCGAATCGCTACGACATCAATACTCGTTTCGGTTTCGTTGAGAAGTTGGTGAACATGGTTGCCACTGGTGTTCAGCCCTCTGCTGTTATCACTGGTGAGGGTGGACTCGGTAAGACTTACACTGTGACCAAGACTCTGGAAGCCAATGGCTACAAGGACATCTCTGATCTTGCAGACTTCCAAGTTGGCTCGATTATCAATACTCGTAAGTGCTTTACGATGATTAAGGGTTTCTCGACTGCTAAGGGTTTGTATCGTACACTGTTCGAAAACAACAAGTCGATCGTTGTGTTCGATGACTGTGATGCTGTTCTGAAAGATCCAATTGCTCTGAATCTTCTCAAAGGTGCTCTGGACTCTTACGGTAAGCGTATTATTTCCTGGAATGCCGATATGAAGGACGACGATCTGCCACGTTCATTCGAGTTTACTGGTCGTGTGATCTTCATCTCGAACATGGAACAGGATCGTATCGACCAAGCCATTCGTAGTCGTTCGATGATGATTGACCTGTCGATGACTCTAGACCAGAAGATCGATCGTATGGAGTTTATTGCTGCATCCGATGAGTTCTTGCCTGAGTACGATGCCACCATTAAGACTGATGCTCTGAAGCTGATTCGTAGCATTAAGACTGAGTGCAAAGAGATATCTCTCCGTACTCTGATTGCTGTATCGAAGGTTCGTGCCAGCAACAAGGACTGGAAAGATCTGGCTACCTACATGTTGACTGCTTAATAGGAGAATAGTATGAGTAAGCGTAAAGAAACCCCTGAAGAATTTAAAGCACGTGTCGAAGCTGGTGTTGCAAAGGCGATGCGTAAGAGTTATGATCTAGTTGCTGAGGGTCGCCGACAGCTTGAAGAAGCAAAGCGTAAAGCAAAAGAACTGGCACAGACTGCCTAAGGAGTTATTATGAAGATCAATGTAACAATCAATGGCATCTCGTTCTACACTACTAGTGCTGCTATTAAGAGAGGTGTAGGTAATAACAGTAATGTAAATGTGGCAGTGCAGCAAGTGTTCGCAGACCTACACAATGCAGTGGGTATTGGTACTACGATTCGTCTCTACGACCACCAAATGAAACAACATACATACGACATACAATTGAGGAGAGTATAATGGGCGCAATTAAGGAACAAATCAACGATATCCTCGAAATGCTCGAAGATACCAATATGGACTTTGATGTAGTTGCAAAGTATTTCGGTATGACGCCACGTGAAGTGTACGATATCGCCTGTGATTATAGCGAGTACTTTGATGACTCCATGGATGGCGACCACGACTCGGCTATGGCTTCTGCTGGGTTTGGAACTGATGAGGACTATGGTTACTATGGGGATGAATAAGCGAATATAATACCCTTACCACACAAAAGGGATTATCTGTAAATCTGTATTTGAAGGGACTCCTACCTCATGGTCGAAACACGATTAACCCCAGCCCTACATTTATCTCTTGTCTTGCAAGATTCTCTGTAGTATAATAATCTCTATAGGGTTACATGGTTGCGAATCAATTGCAGCCAAAAAATTTCTCCGAGAAAATTTTCACTGTAAAAGGTTGCATATGAAAGTATTTGATACATTTGAGATTGTAGAGGGTATGAAACCCTGTAGGAAGAAACCGATTGTAATTCATGCACAGTCGATTCCCACTGAGTTTCGAGTCAATACCTTGGAGGGTAATTATAAGCAGGGTAAGGCTGGAGATTATCTCATGTGTGGTATTGATGGTGAGTTGTATATTTGTGATCGAGAGATCTTTGAGAAAACTTATGATTGGGTGCAAGAATGAACGAACGAATTAAAGAACTTGCTGATAAGATATGGGAAGAAAAATACTGGACTAATCCTAACACGGATAAACTTTTGCCAGCACAGTTAAACAGATTCGCTGAGTTGATTCTACAGGATGTCATGTCCATCTGTGAAAAGATGGGTGATAGAGGTATGGATGGTCACTATTGTGTAGATAAGATTCGTAAGGAATTTGGAGTATGAGTCTAGATGTCTATCTTTCAAAGATGATGCCCACTGAGGTTTTTACTGGGAATATTACTCACAATCTTGGCAAGATGGCTGACAAGGTTGTTCTTTCTAATGGGCAGACTCTCTATCAGATTCTTTGGCGACCCGATGAATGCACTCCACCCTATACGAAGGCGAGTGAGATTGCAGAGTTGCTTGATGAAGGATGGAATATTTTACTTTCGAATCCCGAGGAATATAAGAAATACAATCCAGAGAATGGTTGGGGCAACTATGATGGTCTGGTAAATTTTGTGTATCAATATCGTAATGCTTGTTGGGATGATCCCGATGCGAAGATTGGAGTTTCGAGATGAAAGAAAAGTACTTTAATTTTTTGGATTCCCTAAGAGACAGTGGACAGATTAATATGTTTGGGGCTGCTCCGTATCTTGCAGAGTTGTATGATTTAAATAGATACGAAGCAAAACAAATTGTATTGGAATGGATGAGCACCTATGGCGAACGTAAAGCAAGGCAATTCGACACGACCACCACAGTGGTGGAAACATCTACGTGACTGGAAGCGAGTCTTCTGGAAAAAGGAACGTAAGGCACAGAAAAGGAATATTGACAATGAGCAAAAAACTAGAGATTCCCTATGAAGTAGCCGATGGTATTACATTGGCGACTCTACAAGATCATCTCGAATACCTAGAGCAAGAGCTAAAGGATCATGTTGAGAATGGTAAGTGGATGCATCCCGAAGATGTATTAAAGAGTCGTGGTGAATATATCCCTGCATTAAAAGTGCTTGTGAAATTCTTTGGTGGAGACTATGAGTAGAATCTTTCTTCTTTGTTTTCTGCTGACTGGTTGCACCACCTATGATCACTCTATTCATATGAAGGATGTAAACATTAACACAACAACGATTGAGAAGAAATGTGGTATAAAGTGTACTCCAGTTCGCAATCCAGAGAATCCCTATAAATGACGGATGATGAAGTATTAAAAATGTATAACGAGATGCTAGAGTATTTCGGCACACTACCCAACCCAGAACAAGAACCACGAAGATTTGCATACTATGTAAAATTGTATCGATACTATAAGGAAAGAAAATGAAAGTCGCAGTCTGCTCCGATCTGCATCTAGAGTTCGGAGATCTACATCTAAAGAATGAACACGATATAGATGTTCTCATTCTCTCTGGCGATATCTGTGTTGCAGCAGATATTGGTAAGCCAGATCCAAATAACTTTATGGAGGGTGCACGTAGTAATCGCATCGTGGACTTCTTCAAGCGTTGTTCGTTTCAGTTCCCCCATGTTCTCTATGTAATGGGAAATCATGAGCACTATCATGGTGATGTTGCGACCAGTGCAAGTAAGATTCGCTCTATGCTAGAGTCACATATGCTGAGTAATGTACGACTGCTCGATAAAGAGTTTGTTGATATCGATGGGATTCGCTTTATCGGTGGTACGCTATGGACTGATATGAATAACGAAGATCCAATTACTCTTGCACACATTCGTGGTATGATGAATGATTTTCGTATTTGCTCGAATAGCAATCGCACTGTGTCACGTAAAGTACCCATCTATCAGAAAGACGAGAATGGTAATTACGTCACTGAAACTGTGGATGGAATCAATCGTATAGTTCAGAGTGGTATAAAGATGAAGTCTGAACCAGCAACATGGTCGCCAGAAGATGCAGTCGAAGATCATAAGGCGATGAAAAGTTTTATTGAGAAGACTGTTGCTGAGACAGATCCGTCCACGAAGATTGTTGTGATTGGTCATCATGCACCGAGTAAGTTATCGACTCATCCTCGTTACAAAGATGAGACACTAATGAATGGTGGCTATAGTAGCGATCTCAGTGAGTTTATTCTGGATCGTCGTATGATTAAGTTGTGGACTCATGGACACACTCACGAAGACTTTGACTACATGCTTGGTTCTACACGTGTAGTCTGCAATCCTCGTGGCTATGATGGCTATGAAGAACGTGCAGATCGTTTTGAACTCAAGGTAGTAGAAGTATGAGTGAGTATATCCCAGACAAGTGGGTCGTTGTCAAGATTAGCAGAGACAATGTGGAGACAATCTACAAAGTCTTTGCTTGCTGGTATGGTGGATACACAGGATCTGATTCTTGGAAGTTAAACAGTGGCATCACTCGAGCATTTTTCGGAGGAGAAGTCTATTCCTTCGAAGGTTCTTCTGGTTCTGTCTATGAGTGCCATAAGAATCTTTATGGCACGAACATGTATGGACAAGGTGTCCTTAACAATATGATTAATAACGCTGCAAAGAGTGGCGTGGCGATCGAGATAATGCCAGAAGATACAAACTGGCTGGAGTTGAAATATGAATAGCTGGAAAATTACTCTGGAGGAAGATCCAGAAACAGGTGACTTGCTAATGCCAATTCCTACTGATTGTCTAAATCAGATGGGATGGGATATTGGTGATGTATTAATTTGGGAGGATATGCAAAATGGATCTTGGTCTCTACGAAAGAAAGACGATGGAACTACTGAAAATGCCACTGAGTGATCAGGAAGAAGCAATTGTTTCACTAATGCAAAAGATTAATAAACTTGAGCATGAGAATCGAGAGCTAAAGGAAGAACTTAGAATGTTAAAATGGTCAATAATGGAGCACGATTGATATGCCAAAATTTACACTTATTGGTGAGCACACAGATATCTACGGTAAACCTGATGGTAGTAAAATTACCTATGAATTTTATGTTGATGGACTAAACGATGTTCTCGAACACGTTGATCTTTTTATTCGTGGTTGTGGTTACATGCCACCTCCAGGAACTCTTGACTATGTTGTTGATGATTATAGCGACTTTGGTGGTGGATCAACTCTTGCTGATTATGAAATGCATGACGACGTTCAACACAGCGAATCTTATTTTGATATAGAAAGAAACAAATGAGTAAAGTCTTTACAGATGTGCATGTTTTCATGATTGCAGCAGGACAAACCATTCCACCATTCAATGCAAATCGTTCAGATCAGTCAGATTTGTATATGAAACTCATTCAAGAAGAGTTTTCTGAGTTAATGGACGCTGAAGCAGTGTCTGATGACGCTGAAATTTGTGATGCATGCTTTGATTTAATGTGGGTGATTGTTGGTTACATGAAATCTCGTGGCTGGGATTGTGGAGAACTTTGGGATGAGGGTGCAAAATCCAATTTATCCAAGATTGACAAGGTGACTGGCAGGGTTATTAAGCGTGAAGACGGTAAAATTCTCAAGCCAGAGGGTTGGAAACCACCAGATTTTGCAAAATTTGTAAAATAATTGTTGTTTTGCAACAATTTTTGATGTATAATATGATTATGATTACACTTTACCTTGATATGGACGGAGTTCTTGCCAATTTTGACAAGGCATATCGTCAGTTAGATCCTCATAAAGAGGATCGAGTGCGTTTTCGTGATGCTGTAATGCTTCATCGCATCTTCGAGGACTTAGAATTCATGCCTGATGCACAAGAATTGTTGAATCATGTGTCAAGATTGCATGATGTTCGTGTTGAAATTCTTACTTCAATGGGTACTTTTGAAACAACACGTGGTTTACAAGCAAAGTTACAGAAAATGCACTGGCTTGATAAGCATAACATTCCTTACAAACCAAATTTTGTTCGTACTAAGTCAGAAAAGGCACAGTACGCAACACCAGAGTCAATCTTAATTGATGATTCTCCAGGATGCATTGGTCCATTTATCGCAAGTGGAGGACACGGCATACTCCATAACCATGCCAGTGAGTCTATTCGAATTTTAGACTCAACAATTTTACAGATACGTGCATTACATGCACTACGAGAAGGAATGTATGAATGACTTACTACGCACTACGTTTGAATGGATAAAAGATGACTGGAATAGCCATCCTTTTAGGTTTTTTATTGAGTTGTTGGCTTGGGCTATCAGCATTGGTTGCTCGATCACAATGGCTCTCACAGTCCCCACTCCTCCCCTACTTATACTATATCCTATCTGGATCCTTGGCTGTGCTATGTATGCTTGGGCTGCTTATACTAGGAAATCTTTTGGCATGTTGGCTAACTACATCTTGTTGACTACAATTGATACAGTTGGTTTGATACGTATGTTATGATAAATTTAGATATTTACGGTGAACCAATTGTTGAGCAACATAAGAATTGTAATTGTTGTAAACGATCTTTACCATTAAGTGCTTTTGGTAACGACAGTGGAGGTAACAAACTTCGATCATGGTGTAAAGAATGTGATGCAGAATATCGCAAAGGTGCTAATGCTGTAAAGAAAAATGCACCACCGCCAGAAGATGATCATTGTTGTGAAATATGTGGGTGTTCTGCAGATGAATTAAATTCAACAGTACAACATGTCACTAAAGTTGTTTCTCCATGGGTATGTGACCACGATCACCAAACATTAACTTTTAGAGGATGGTTGTGTAGAAAATGTAATCTTGGTCTTGGTAATTTTAATGATAGTATAGAAAGAATGCAAAACGCTATTGAATATTTAAAAAAACATAAATTATGAATATATTTTACTTACACCCTGATACTAAAGAATGTGCCAAGCAACATCTAGACAAACACGTTGTCAAGATGATTCTCGAATATGCACAACTTCTTTCCACTGCTCATCGTCTTCTCGATGGCACAGAGTATGAGGGTCGTACAGTAAGTGGCACTCGCAAAGCCATGCGTTGGTTACTACCAGATGAACGTGAGACTGGTTTGTATATGGCATCACATATGAAGCACCCATCAGGTATGTGGTGTCGTCAATCGCTAGATAATTATTGGTGGTTGTATAATCTTTGGCGAGATCTAATGCGAGAATATACATTTCGTTATGGAAAACATCACGTTGCAGAAAAGTTAATTCCATATCTTTCTTCTCCACCGAGCAAGATTCCATCTACAATAGCAGATGCGATGCCACAGTGTATGCCAGATCAATATAAGGTTCCAGGAAATTCTATTCAAGCATATCACAATTATTACATCGGTGCGAAACAACCTTTTGCAGTGTGGACTAATCGTCCGATTCCAGAGTGGTATGTTCAAGCGTGGAAAGAACAGAATCATAAACCTATTGCACAGATAGATAAGAAGAACAGTAAAGTTCGATTCAGAATGATTTCTTTATAAATACAGTTATGCCTACATATTCATTTCGAGATAAACAGACAGGTTTTGAATTTGAGAAGTTTCTTTCCTTTACAGGAAGAGAAGAATACCTACAACAAAACCCACATATCGAGCAGATTCATACTTCTGCGCCAGCATTCACTGGCGATCATGTAACTCTTAAAAAAGACACAGGGTTTAAGGAGGTGCTACAGCGAATACACGAAAAAACTCCAGGAAGTCAATTAGATAAATCATCATCGCAACTATAAAGGAGTCCGCATGGCTCGAAAACCAAACGCTGCACTCGCAGTCGTTGATAATAATGAACCACGTGAACCAAGAAAACCAAACAATCAACTAAGATTACGACTTGATGACCTAAAAACTTTTCAACCATTAACAGAAAATCAGAAAAAGTTTTTTGATACTTATAAACGACAGGATTATTTTGTAGCATTACACGGAGTAGCTGGAACAGGTAAAACATTTATCGCTTTATATAAAGCAATTGAAGAAGTATTAGATAAAAGTAATACGTTTAATAAAATTATTGTAGTAAGATCTGCAGTACAATCAAGAGAGATTGGTCATCTTCCAGGAGATGTTTCAGAGAAGATGGAAATCTATCAACAACCATATCGTCAAATCTGCGAAACATTATTTGCTCGCAAAGATGCATGGGATAGATTAGAAGAACAACACCATATTGAATTTATCTCTACATCATTTATTCGTGGTATGTCGTTTGATGATGCAATTATTATCGTTGACGAAATGCAGAATATGAATTTTGAAGAGATTGATACTGTGATGACTCGTGTTGGTTATCGCTCTAAGATTATTTGGTGTGGTGATTATCGCCAAACCGATTTAAGAAAAAATAATGACAAGTCTGGTCTATTGAAGTTTTTTGATATTGCGCAGCATATGGGTGCATTTACTCGTATTGAATTTACTCCAGACGATATCGTGAGAAGCAGTTTGGTCAAAGATTATATCTTGGCTAAACTAAAATACGAAGATATTGTAGAAGGAAAACCAAATGCTAACAGCTGAACAATTTGCTCACTTATTCCCAAGAGCACAAGACCCACAGGGATGGGTTAACTCAATGAACAATGTATTCCCAACATATGACCTTAACACACCAAAAAGAATTGCTGCATTTCTTGCACAGTGTGGACATGAGTCTGGTGGATGGACAGTGTTCGAAGAAAACTTAAATTACTCTGCAAAGGGATTGATGGGAATCTTCAAAAAGTATTTCCCTACTGAAGATCTCGCTAATCAGTATGCAAGACAACCACAGAAGATTGCTAATCGTGTTTATGGTGGTCGCATGGGCAATGGTCCAGAAGCGTCTGGTGATGGATGGAAGTATCGTGGACGTGGACCAATCCAGTTGACTGGAAAAGATAACTATCGTGCATTTGCTCAAGAGATGTTTGATGACTGGCAAAATCTTTTTGATAATCCAGACTGGGTAAATGCAGATCGTGACTTTGCTTTGATGTCTGCAATCTGGTTCTGGAACAAGAACAAACTAAATCGTGAAGCAGATGCTGGCGATATTAAGACAATGACTCGTAAAATCAATGGTGGTTTTATTGGTCTTGAAGATCGTATTAAACACTATGAGGAAGCAATGCACTTATTGCACGGATAATGAAAACATTTATACATCATGATTTACCCAAACTTGAACGTGACACCAAACCCGATGGAACTCGTTTATACAAAACACCATCGGGTTTTGCCTATCCAAGCGTCACAACGATTACAGGATTGCACACAAAAAAGGCAATCATGGAATGGCGAAAGCGAGTCGGAGAAGAAGAAGCAACAAGAATCTCTACCAGAGCAGCAAACAGAGGAACAAAAATTCACAAACTCTGCGAAGACTATCTGCGTGGAGAACTTGATGAACCAGATATCTTTCATGCAGAGATGTTCAATTCCATCAGACCAATGCTCGATGACATCGACAACATTCACTGCTTGGAAGATCCGCTCTATTGTGACCACCTACAGGTGGCAGGAACAGTTGACTGCATCGCAGAATATCAAGGTAGACTTAGTGTCATAGATTTTAAGACATCATCTCGACCAAAAGATCGTGATGATATTCATAACTACTTTATGCAAACTGCAGCATATGCAGTTGCGTTTGAAGAGAGAACTGGAATTGCAGTTGATCGAATGGTTGTTATCATGGCAGTTGAAAACGATGATCCAAGATGGTTTATTGAGAAACGTGATAACTGGATTGCAGGATTTAAAAAATTAAGACTTGACTATAAGAACAAGTATGGTGTATAATAGATAATATGGATGACGATCTTACTAGATTTTTGATAGGGTTTATAATAATTGTAATTATAATTATTTTAATCTTATCGTAAGAATTGCTGTATGAAGCAATGAGAAAGGTGTTCTGGACGAGGGTTCGATTCCCTCCACCTCCACCATAAGAGAACTATGACATGGGATGATATACGAAGAGTTAAAGTTTTACTAACATGTTACTTGTTAGTAATCTTTGCATTAGTTTTCTTATGATGGGGGTGACTAGGTTTCGACAGGGCAATGAGTAACAGAGTGGACAGCACGACACAGAGAGTCGTAAAAAGTAAACAACGTAAACGCAAACGACGCACAGTTCGCATTAGCAGCCTAAACACTGCTTAGGGTTTCGGTAGGTTTCCTCGTAACAGAATAACCTACCATTAATTTTATTCACTGAGGATTATATGACTGTATTGCCATTGAAAGATAAAGTTCTTGTAGCAGAGAACAAGAAAGAAAATACTACTGCGAGTGGTATCGTAATTGAAGGTGCAGGTGGATTAGGTGAGTCCAAAACTGGAACTGTTTTAGCGATTGGACCAGATGTAAAGGATGTCAAAGTTGGCGATGTCATTTATCTTGAGTGGAACAAAGCACAAGTTGTTACTATAGATGGTAATCAACGTGTTATGATTAAAGAAGAAAATATTGTTGCTGTAGTTGACAATGTATGAGTTAGTAGAACAATATAAACAAATGCATAAAGACGAAAATCTTTATGCTGGTTCAGCCTTAACTATACACAAGGAAAATATTCGACAGTACTTGAGTTTGTCGAAGTGTGAATCTATTTTAGATTATGGATGCGGTAAAGGGATACAATATCATAAAGAGAATATCCATGAAACTCATTTCTTTGGTATTATACCATCTCTCTATGACCCAGCAGTAGAAGAATATTCAACACTACCTTCTAAAAACTTTGATGCAGTAATTTGCACTGATGTGTTGGAACATGTTGAAGAAGAAGATGTTGATTCTGTTATAAAAGAAATATATTCTAAAGCAGACAAATTTGTTTATCTTGGTATATGTAACAAGTTGGCAGATTCATTTCTACCAGACGGAAGAAATGCACATGTGACTTTAAAATCTATTGACTGGTGGATCGAGAAAACATTACCCCACGCTAAGTTGCTAACACTTATGTTTGTTTATGGGGATTGTAAGAATACTGCGATACTCATTGACAATAAAGTGAAGATGAAGAAATGAAAACTGCACTTCTCTGCAATGGACCAAGTAGAGAGTTATACCAGTCAGACGAATCGTATAAGTATATTATCGGATGTAACATTCCGTGGACTAGGGTAAACTCTACAGTTGTTATGGATGTTGGTGTTCTTGAGAAGTTTGACTCAACATGTTTTATAATTGTGAGCAGAAAAGCATGGCTTGAGTGTCCGATGAAATTTAGAAACAAACTAATTGGACAAATTATTGGTATGTTTGATCCATATCCAGAGTATGATTCTGCTGGACATGCAGCATGTAGAAAGTTATTAGAACTTGGTTCTACTGAGATAAATATCTATGGTTGTGATTCTTGGTTTACGAATAACACTGAAAGTTATACGCACCAATATGTAGATGGAAGATCAGTAGACATGAGTAAGAATGTGAGTGTTTGGCGAGCAAGATGGTATGAACTCATGGCTAAAAACTCACAGGTTAAATTTAATTTTATAGGAGATCCTAAATGAAAGCATTAATCACAGCAGTAGCACTAGCGTTTGCAACTGCATCTTTTGCAGCTGATGCACCAAAGAAAGATGTAAAGCCAGCAGAAAACACAAACTGCGTAAAGAAAGATAAGAATGGTAAGTGTCCACCACTACCAGATTCTCCAAAGCCAACACCAAAGAAAAAAGCTGAAGAAAAGAAATAATCTTTCCTAAATAATTATACACAGTGGGTTGAAGGATCCCAATAAAACCTTCATTACACACAACTCATTACACACAAGGAGTAAAACATGAGTAACTTGACCCCGTTCGAGATTCGCCTTGAACTATTAAAAATGGCGAAAGACATGCTTAACGATGACTACTACGGTAAGCGTGAAGTTATTAGCAATAGTTGGCATGCCCAATTAGAAGTTGCTAAAATCAATGGCGGTGTGCTACCTGAACATCCAGGATTTCCAGCATATCCATCAGAAGCAGATATCATTGCAAAGGCTCAGGTCTTGAATGGTTTTGTTTCAAATATTCCCACCAACACATTAGAAAAGACTAGCAAAAAGTCCACCTGATAGGGATCAGACAGAGGGATATTGCATTCCTCTGTCTCTAACTGATTTAAGGAGATCAATATGCGAATACGATTGTATACGTTAATCACATTATTACTAGTAAGTTTTGGATTTTTTATTTCAACAACATCCTCAAGCGAAAGAGTTATTACTGTTGAATTGACCCATTTAACAAAAGATGCTAGAACGCAAGTTGAATGCTTAGCCGATAACATCTATCACGAGGCAGGTTATGAACCTGATTCTGGTAAGGTCGCAGTTGCACTGGTTACATTAAATCGAGTGCAAGACCCAAGATACCCAAAAGATATTTGCTCTGTAGTGAAACAAAAGTTAAACTCTACATGTCAGTTCACATGGTGGTGTGAAAATAAAATCACCAACAGAAGCAAACAAGCATATGAGAATTCTAAAGAGATTGCATTGTATGTCTATGCAAACTACGAAAGAATGAAAGACTTTACAGATGGTGCACTGTTTTATCACGCTGATTATGTTAGACCAAATTGGAAAGGTTTAGAAAGAACTGCAGTGGTAGGACGACATATTTTTTATAAAGAAAAGGCGAAACTATAATGATGAACAAATTGAACATTCAGCTTAAAGAGCAAGAGAGTTCACAACACTCGTTTTACTTGCTCATGGATGATATATCATTAGCAACTGTGAAGCCAGTAGTTGAATGGATATTTGAAGCAAACTTTGTAGAAGAAAGACCAGATTTATTAAATCTAATCATCTGTTCTCCAGGTGGTGACTTGAATGCAGCGTTTGCACTGATTGATACAATGAGAGGTTCAGCAATACCAATTCGTACTATTGGATTGGGGCAGATTGCTTCTGCTGGACTTATGATTTTCATTGCTGGAGATAAAGGGAAGCGTATTCTTACACCAAACACTTCTATTCTGTCACACCAATATTCTTGGGGTGCGTTTGGTAAAGAACACGAACTATTTGCAACAGTAAAAGAGTTTGATTTAACCACTAAGAAAATGATACAGCATTATAAAAAGTGCACTGGTCTTACGGACGCAAAAATTAGAGAAGTTCTTTTGCCACCGCAGGACATTTGGTTAAGTCCACTCGAATCTAAAAAGTTAGGACTATGCGATGATGTTAAAGAACTATCTTAAGTTTTCTGGAATGTGGATGGGATTCGTATTGAATCCTTATCATTGGGAGTTTAAGATTCAAAGGATCAAACCTGATGAGTCTAATCCCAAAAATTATGGATTTATGATTTCAGTTGGACCATTTTGGGTTCGTGGAGTTATAGATGATGGTACTTGGTAAATTAAAGGAGTTTATTATGCATGATACTGTATTTGTTGTTTCACTATTGATCTCGATCGTTACACTTATTGTTTCTGTAGTATTTTATCATTACAGTGAATTGAAATCCGTTGAGAAAAATGTAGAGTCTGCAATCGTTAAGGGAATTGACCCTATTGCTGTTCGTTGTGCCTATGCTAATGCACACGATAATGTTTGTATTGCATACGCTGCATCCCATCAAACTGCCCCTGTGAAAACAGGTAAGTAAGTACTTACTTACTCGGATAACCCTCTAGGATACAGGCATTCTAGGGGGTTGTCTTTTATTCCACTTTAGCGTATAATAATCTTATATCGTTGAAATGGAGTCTTAAATTATGAGTCTGCTTACAGTTGGAAACCCAAAGTTGTTGAAAGGTCAGAAGAAAGGTTATTTGTCTTCAGTCCTGCACTTAGCACCTGCAAATTTGTCAGGTAAAGAAGTGTGCCCCAAACGAACAGCTGGTTGCACTGCTGCATGTTTGAACACTGCTGGTCGTGGTGGCATCTTCAAGAAAGGTGAAACCACTAATGTGATTCAGCAAGCACGAATTCGTAAGACCAAATCATTCTTCGAAAATCGTCCAGCATTTCTTCTTGAGTTGCTTGTTGAAATTCGTAAGACTATTAAGAAAGCAGAAAAACAGGGACTGATTCCTGTCTTCCGTCTTAATGGCACTTCAGATCTCTCATGGGAGAAGTACGAAGTACAAGATGGTAAAAACATTTTCCAAATGTTCCCTGATGTGCAGTTCTATGACTACACCAAAGTAAACAATCGTAAAGTAAAGCACATTCCTAACTACCACCTGACTTTCTCTAAAGCAGATGGCAACGATATGGATGTTCGAATTGCAATATCAAATGGCATGAATGTTGCAGCTGTATTCCACAAAGTGCCAGAGACATATCTTGGTCGTCCAGTCATCAATGGTGATGAAACCGATCTGCGTTTCTTGGATCCAAAGGGTGTTATCGTTGGTCTCAAAGCCAAAGGTAAAGCGAAGAAAGATACTTCTGGGTTTGTCGTTTAAATAAGGAGATATATTATGGGTTTAGATATGTACTTATCTGCTAAGAAATACATGAGTAAGTATTTCGATCCAGATGACGCTGATAAGATTAAGAAGGTCAATGACATCTTTGGTATTGTTGGTATTGAAGATGAAGATTATGGAGCAGAAGAAGTTAAGTTTCGAGTTGCATATTGGCGTAAAGCCAATGCCATCCATGACTGGTTTGTTCAGAATGTTCAAGATGGTGTTGATGAGTGTCAAGAAGCATGGGTCAGTCGTGAGCAGTTGCAAGAACTGATTGATATATGCAAACAAATCATTAGTGTTCCCGAGAAAGCACAAAATTTGCTACCTACACGTAATGGTTTCTTCTTTGGTTCTACTGATTATGACGATTGGTACTTAGATCAGTTGCAATACACTGTAGATAGGCTAGAGAAGATTCTCCTCGACCCTGCATTTACAAAGGCAGATTTTTATTATCAATCTAGCTGGTAATCCTTGCCTTTAATTCATAATTGGAGTATAATTATATTATGCAAATGATACATACATCCCTTGGAAAGTCTAAAAAGCGTAAGCAAACAGCCAAGCAACGAGAGTTGCAGGCATCATGGGAAGCCATGATGAAGAAGTATGAACCGAAGAAACCTGTGCCTGCACGGAAGGGTGACGGATTTTCATACTCACTTGGAGTACCTGCTCGTCGTGAGACGCCTAAGATTCCAAGTCTTCCATTTACTGGTGCACCTTGCACTAAGAAAGAGACACCAGTATACACTGGCACTGCCATGAAAGGTATTGGCACGATGCACAAGTCGAATGCAGTTCCAATCTTCTCTGACGAACAAGCGATTGAAATTGCAACTATGAGGAGAGGATAATGAACTACAATCAACCACATCGTCCATACAGTAGGATTACCTACAAGGTAGACAATCGAGTTATCATTGATCAACTGTTGGATGACCTTCATACTATTCAACTCGATTATATTGATGAAGCAGTAGACAAGTCAGATCTCTCTGATGCTAAAGCAGTGATTCAGTGGATCAAGGAGAAGTTATGAGTGAGTTCTGTGTTAAATGTTGCGAGAAAGAGTCACAGATAGAGATATTGAATTCTCGGTTTTACAAAGAGTCGCAGTGTATGCGTGAACGAATTGCCAAATTGCAACGAGAAAACGAAGCACTGATAAATGAGAATGAACGACTTGCAATTGATGTTGCATTTTACAAAGGCGACTTGCCTTCCAATATTAATTAAGGTATAATAGCATCATGACTAGAATTGAAAAACAAAATGAACTCGTCTTGCAAAAGATGAAATTAGATAAATTCTTCTCCATGTACTTGGAAAAGTTTGAAAGACAGATGGATTCAGATAAGACCGATACTCCCATCTGGAAACTTTATAAGGCTAAACTTAAAGAGTATGATAAAGTCAGTTACGAAATTAGGGCTAATGAGTATTGGTTAAAGAAGGAACACTATGTTTAAAACAGCAAACGATTTTTCGATGCATATTGAGCAGATCGTTCGTAATAAAAAGATGTCCTATATGGATGCGGTACTTGACTATTGTAAAGAGAACTATCTTGAGCCAGAAGATATCGCATCGTTAATTAACAAATCCCTTAAAGATAAAATCGAAATGAATTTTCGTGAATTAAATTATTTACCAAAACAAGCGCAACTAGATGTCTAAAATTTGGATTGATATACTATTAGTTTTGATGTTTATTGGTGCAGTTACTGCACTGGTACTTTCTTTTAATAAAATAGTACCTGCGGGTAAATGGTATGATTGTACTATCTCAGAAATATCTCCCGACTTCCCTCCGCAAGTAAGAGAAGAGTGTCGCAAACTTCGTAGTGAAGCATATAAGAATGGACGGATTTAAAGCATATCGTTACTACCTAGCGATTAAACTTCACTTCACCACCGATAAATTTAATGTGTTCCAGAATCGTGGAAATGTTCGTGGTACTCGTGAAGCATTTAATGCTAGAAATGATAGATACATATTCGAGAAGTTAGCAAACAAATACTCAGATGATAAAGATATCATTCAGTTCTTTGTTGCCAACTTTGCATATGGTAGCGATAATGCAATCTATGCTGGGCAGGAAGCAGAAGAAAACTATACAGAATGGATTCGTAGGAAACAGAGTATTACAAAGATAGTCATAGATGATCTCGCAAAACTCTTAACCTACGTTGAAACTAACAGACTAAAACACACAGCACTTTTTGAATTTACTGATAACGAATACCCTGTTGCATTGAACATGTTTGTTGGTGGTAAACTTGCAATAGAAACACTAAGAATCATTGATGACTTTACAGGTATTATTGATAAGTGGAAGGAAAATCTATCGGTAAAATATATCTGGGAAAACGAGATGCGTCGGATTACAAAGTTGACTGGCTTTGTTAAATACGATAAACTAAAGGTAGAAAAAATCTTTAATCACTTCTTAGAAGAAGTTGCAAACTAATCATGGGTAAGACTTACAAGAAACCTAATCATCGTTATGATGATGAGCAATCCAGTGGGCGATCTGGAAAACATACCAAACACTCTAATAATAAAAAGGGTGGAGGTATGAAAACGCTAAATAGTTATGTTGAAGAAGATTATGAATTTGATGATTACGATCCATTTGATGATGCGATTGAAATTAGTGATGACATAACAATTGAACATACTAAAGATACAAACGATACTCCGTAAATACGAAAGGAAATACAATGGATATTCAAACTCTACGCAAAATGCGTAACTCTGACTTCGGTCAAATCTCTCAAGCATTCGATAAGATTGCAAATCCCCAAACAGAAACTAAGTCTTATGCCGATGATCGCTTTTGGCGATTGGAAGGTGATAAGGCAGGTAATGGTACAGCAACCATTCGCTTTCTGCCACGTGTAGAAGGTGACGATCTGCCATGGGTTCGCATTTTCAGTCATGGTTTCCAAGGACCAACTGGAAAGTGGTACATCGAAAACTCTTTGACCACTCTTAGTGAAAATGATCCAGTTGGTGAACTAAACACTCAACTCTGGAACAGTGGTTCCGAAGCAAACAAAGAAATTGCACGTAAACAAAAGCGTAAACTTTCTTTTATTGCTAACATTCTTGTTGTCAGCGATCCTAAGCATCCTGAGAATGAGGGTAAAGTATTCTTGTTTAAGTTTGGCAAGAAAATCTTTGATAAGATTATGGACAAGGCTCGTCCGACTTTTGAAGACGAAAAGCCAGTGAATGTTTTTGATCTGTGGGAAGGTGCGAACTTTAAACTTCGCATGCGTAAGAAAGATGGCTATGCGAACTATGACGAATCTGTGTTCACTGATCCATGTGTAGTTTCTGATGATGAAAACTCTCTGTTGAAGATTGTTTCTGCTCAGAATAAACTTTCTGAATTCACCGATCGTAAAAACTTTAAGTCTTACGATGAGTTGAAGAAGAAACTCAACGAGGTTCTTTCTGGTGATAGTTTTGCGAGTAAGTCTGCTGCTGAAATTGCAGAAGATGAAGATCGTCCAGTTGCCTCTGCACCTAAGATGGCATCTAAACCTGCACCAGCACCAAAGTCATCATCAGTTGATGATGATGACGATGATGTTATGTCTTACTTTGAGAAGATTGCGAAAGAAGACTAATCGTCTATACTTCGCTACATAAAAAAGGGGATCTTCGGATCCCCTTTTGTTTTATCCAGTGTATCTGGATTGTAGCCAAGACGAAACAGAGTTGTCGCTGTTTCTTACTGGGACACGAACTACGTTTGTTTGCTTAGTTGTGTTATTGACTGTTGGAGCAGAAACGATAGTATTTCCTGCTGGTGCTGTAGGTGCTTCTTTCATTGCAGCAGTTTCACTTGATTTTTTAGTTAATGTATCTGCAGAAGTTGGTTTAGATGCAGCGAGTAAATCAGATGCCTTAGCATAACCAACATCAACCTTACGTCTATCAAAGAAACTAAGTTTCTGATATGCATCATCTTCTTTAACGATTTCAGCAATCTTATCGTTGTCAGTACCCTTTTGTGCAGCTGATTTAATTTGATCAAAAGCACGTTTACTAATTTCTCTGGATCCATCTTTACCTGCTGCATCGCCAGCAAGCATTGCTTTACCAGTCTTTGGATCGAAAGTAGCAAAGTCTTCTTTTATTACTGCTTTACCGTCTTTGCCAACTTTTTCAGTAGTGGTTAGAACTCTGGTTTCATCTGATTCTTTCTTACCAGTTCTTCTGTTGACTTCGCCTGTAGTTCCACTTGTTACTATGTTCTTACTATAGTTGCTCACCTCACCAGCATTACCAGAGGATTGAGCCATCTGTTCATTACCAGAAACTTTTACTGTGCCTTCTTCTGGACGGAATGGATACCATGGACCAATAGAGAATTTTTTACCGAGTACAGAGAAACCAATTTCTGGTAATCCAAAATCTTCAAATATACTTAAGATTTTATCAGCCAATCCTTTAAAGAAATTGGTGACTGGTTTAAATGCATTTAGTAGTGGATCAACAACATAATCAGTGATCAAGCCAAATAACTGTTTTGGTAACCAGAGAATAGCATCAAACAATGTTCCCATTGCTTCTTTAACTGGCTCCCACAATTCACCGAGAATATTTGCTAACTTCTTCATGGTCTCAATAGGACTCATAATGAAGTTTTGAATCTGTTTTGGAATAAACATAATCACATCAACAAGATCTCCGAACAAGTCAGAGAATGAGAATGAATCTAAGAATTTCTCTACTGCATCAAATCCTAGTGCGCCAGCAATCCAAGAGATAGCACCCTTAATTAAATCTAGTACACCACCAACAAGAGAAGAAAATAGTCCTTTAATTGCACCACCGATAGCACCAACTAAACCACCCTCTTCCCATCCTTTCATAGCACCTTTGATTGTATCCCATACAGCCATAATTACCATAAGTGGAAATGCGATCTTTGACACAACTGCCGACACTGCACCAAATAGTTTACCGAACACTGATAGTTTAGAACCCATCTCTGCAAAGAATCTTCCGATACCACCGAACCATTCAAACACTGCAGTAATACCACTGCGTATCATTCCAACAAACTTTGCGATTGGACCACTGGTTTCAGTCATTACTTTGAAACCTTCAATGATCGGTGTGATAAAGTTTGTGACTGCTGTTCTAATCGATGTGATTATTTTACCAATTGCAGAACCTTCACCAAGAATACCTTTAAAGTAATCTATTGCACCCTTAAACACATTAGCGATATTACCAGCAAGATTACTGAATACATTACGCACTGAACCTACTGCATTTTTGAAAATATTTTTCATACTTTCAACAAGCAGTGTAAAAGTTACCTCGATGTTAAAAAGTATTTTTCGTAGAGAAGGAAACCATCTTGAAAGAAACACAACTGTTTTTTCAATAGCTAATCCGATACCTGTAACGAAGAATTTAACAGTCTTGACCCAAGCAGAAACCAACCCAGCAACAGTGCCAGCTGCGATTGCGATTGCAGAAAGAAGACCACCTAATCCAAACCCACCTTGTTCTTCTGTTTTTTGTGCTTTTATTTCTTTTGGTCTAGTATTTTCTTCAATTCGTTCGAGAAGTTCCATCTGTTTGCTCAGAAGTCTGCTATACTCTAGCTCTGCTTCTTTACTAGCTGGTTTAACTTCTTTTGGAACTACATCTATCACACCACCATTCTTTTCAGGTTTAACTTCTTTTGGAACTACATCTATCACACCACCATTCTTTTCAGGTAGTTGTTTTATAGTTGGTGAATCGATAACCTTTGCCTGACCATACATTGCTCCTGTTAAAGTATTAACACTTGAGGTTAACTCTTTAAGTGCCATAATAAGAGCAACGACGATTGGAGGTGCTTGTGTTGATCCACCGCCATCCGATGACATCGGTACGATCGCATTTGATCTCTGTTGCTCTAATATTGCTTGCATTATCGTTTACTCTCTATTCTCTTTTTTTCTTCTTCTAGATACTGTATCAGCATGAAAACATAAATCTCACGCTCGAACGGAATCATTTCTTCTACTTCTGTTAGCGAATATTTATGATATTGCATCAGGGCAAAATTCATTTTGTAATAATTTGACAAATTATCATGACAAAGGTTTATCAAAAAAAACTGTCCATGCCCTCCAACCTAACTTTATGCTTTTTGCTACAAACTGGACAGCCGTAGTCGATATCATAAGTTAGTTTTGGCATAGTTTCAAAGAATTTTTGGATTTTCTGAAACTGATCGGTTGTTAAATTGTTGATAAACTCAAGTAATTCAGTTTTTGTCTGATCTTTAGCATGATAAACCTCATTGCCATCATAAATGTAGTCGATAGACTGAGAAATAATGTTAAAAACTGATTCTGTATCTGATTCTTTAAGGTTTTGAAACTTTTTAAGGATATCTACAGAAGGATATTTCATAACTACACCAACATCACCCCATAGATTGATGTTTTTCTCGTGTCCTTCTTTAGATTGCACTTTAATATCAGTCAAATTCACTGATACTTTAACTTTTGCCTCTTTATTTCTTTCTCCGTGATCCTCATCACATGAGAGAATTAGTTCTACAGTTTCGCCAACAGATTTTGATCTTAGTTGAGTGAAAATGTACTCCAAATCAAACATCGCAAGACTGCTGACATCAATTGTGTCTGTTATGCATGATGTTATAACAGTTTTTAATGTCTCAACCATCACCTTTTCATCTTCGCTTTGCTGAGCAAGCATTAATGCTTTCTGATCTTTAACCAGAAATGGGCGATAGTTGACAGTTTTATTTAACGATGGAACAACCAGACTGTAGACTGGTGTACTATTTGATGGTAATGCCATTACTATTCTCCTTTAGTCATATTCTTGATAAGTTTATTCAACTCAGTTGTGCTACCAACAAAGATAGCATTGTTTGTTACCTGTTTTGTCTTTTCAGACTTAGTTGGTTCATCTAGTTTCTGTTTTTGTTGATGTAAATCTAGTAGCTGCTGATTGATATCGGCTAACTGCTTCATTAAATTACCAACAACTTCAAATGCACGAGGATGTTCTGATTGTTGAGCAACCTCTATTGCTTTGTTAAGTGCTTCTTGTCCCTGTGTTAAAATAGATCTAAGATTATTACGAGAAACCTCATAGTCGTCTTCAATCTTTTCATTGGCTGGTTTTATAACTTCGCCATCTTGTGTTATCAATTCAGTTTTGCCTATTGGTGTTACGCCAAATTCAGCAGATAATGCCTCATCAATCTTCATATTATTCTTTCGCCTTATTTACATACTTATCAAAAATAGCGTTGGCTACCCAAACACCCATATAGCCCATAAAGTACCATTCTGGAAATGTAGTTGGATTGCTAACGATCAGATAGATAAAACCCCATGTGGAAATGACCCATGCTCCGAAGCGAGTGAATTTCTTTTCATCTAACTTTCCATCTTTACTCACTAAGTCTTTTATATCAAACGAGTCTTCTGGATTGCGATGCATTGCAATCATTGTTAAAAGAATGATAAAAAGAAGCACCCCAAGCAGTAATGCTAGGGTTGTTTTAATGGTAAGTAATGCTAGTATCTCAGTCATTAGAATCTTACAAGTCCAGGTAATTGACTAATACCGTATGTCATTCCATTACCAGTCATAGTATTGCTAGCAAACCCTGCTGCTGCAGTATTTAAATTTCTTTGGAAGTTATCGTAATTGTCAGTATACTCATTATACCAAACATCAGGAATTTGTTCTTCCGTATCAAGAACATCAATCGCAGTAGAAGTCCAGTATTTGTATTGCATAGTTACATTTAATTTCATTAGCTCTTTACTGGAGTTATCTAACTGGATAGCAGAAATAGTTTTTGGATAGCACTCATAAAGAGATATTTCATAACGTGTTCTATCGAGCACATCTTGAACTTCGATAAGCATATCACAAACATATTTGTTATAATAGTTAAATGCTCTCGTTTCTGGATTTTGAATAACATTTACCCAGTTGTCAAATAATGTCTTTACTTGTAAGCTGGCATCTACGTAAAATGTTAGATTGATCGCTTCATATAATCTCTCATATGGGATCTCACGAAACTCTCCATAAGATCTATTTTGAACTGTTGAATAGTTAACACCTGGAATTTGAACTGAATCGCAGAATAGTAAAACATTGTCTAAAGTTGCAGGAGATACTCCAGCTGGTGGATTAAATAAAACTGCAAATCGATTGGATCTAGCCAACGACTCAGTTTTAACTTGTGCTATAAATCTTTCGATCGACATTATTGTTTCCTAATAATTCTTTTTGAATCTGCCCACACTTCTTGTTTTGATGCTCCAACAAATCGTTCGACTGGCAGTAGCATAGCTGTCGCCCAGTCGTTTGCATTAACTCTTCTAAACTGACTTCTAACATGAGGCATAAGATATTGTTTTATACAAGGTTTAGCTGCATTGTATCTAGACACTCCATCAATAACTGCCCACGAATACTTTAGTCGAGTTGTCTCATCTAATCTATTGTTGTTCTTAAAAACCAACAACGAGTCAAGCAATCCTATACGAAGATTATATGGTAAATAATGCATATTTAAACCGATAAAACCATCTTGTGTTTTTCTGTATGGAAAAACAAGAGGGAATCTGTCGTAGTAAGGCAATGTTTCTTTTAACTTTGGATCATATATGTACATGTACAAATGTCCAGGCATAATCGTGGTCGTTAATTGATCCGTATTACCTGATATTACTTTCTGAGGTGTGAGATTTTCCCTCGCAAGCATTTGCACCTGACGATCGAACCAAGAACGAGATTTCTTAATCGCTGTGTTAAGATCGTACTTGTTTCTTTCGAAAACGTCTTTAATAGTTGGTTGTTTAGCCATATTAATTATTTAGGGGACAAGCCTAGCTCTTTTTCCGTGATAATTTTAAATTCCCAGTTACGATCTTTACAGTAGTTTTTTGCAGCTTCCCACTTAGCTTGATTCTTGATAAATAAGAGAGATTCTGTTAGATACCTTTGAGTTTGTCTTCCAGGATACACTGGTGGTAGAGTTTGTTTTGCAGGTTTAACCTCAACAAGAAACGTCTTCCCTTCCTTTATCGTAATTTTAAAGTCTACGAAATACCGATGGATTTTACCGTCGGTTGGGCATCTGTAAGGTATAATTGTTTCTTCTGAACTCCACCTTACTATGGATGGGTTTTTATCACACCAGTTGGCGAACATAGTTTCCCATGAAGACCTCATGATAATGTTTGTGGGGTCTCCGCTATACTTTTCTGGGAAGATTGGTTTAAATAACCTTTTATGGTACATCGCCTAAATAATATGTTAGATTTCCTAATATTTAGGGGTAGGCATGCCAAGTATAGATAGACAGATAGAAAAAGCTGATCAAGCATCCAAGCTGGATCGCAGTTTTAAATCAGACAAGTATAAAATAGAACAACATATGTATCCCTTCGATTTGATGGGTGAGGGATCAAATTACACCGCAAATCAATATGGTGGAAATTATGTAATCTTCTATATCAACGTCGCTGTAGATTCAAAACTTTTAGACAAGTCTAGGGGCAAAGCAGAAGAAATCACAGACGATGTTTCTTTCACAAGAGATCGTGGTCCACTCTTAGCAGAAAATCTATCTAAAACAGGATTAGTTACTGGCGCAGTCGCAGGAACTGCTATTAAAGGTTTAATCGCAGGTGGCTTTGCTGGTGGTAAAGCATTAACTGGTGCTGCAGTTGCAGCTGCTCCAGGTGCTATCGCTTTTACTGCTGCAGCTAATATTGCAGCATCAACAACTCGTGCACAAAAGCGACTAAAAACTGCAATTGCTTTGCATGTACCAAATCAGTTAAACATTCGTTATGGTCTTCAGTGGGGTGAGGAAGAAACAGCCACTGCCATGATGGCACCAATTCTTGGTGAAGCTGCACTAAAAGCACTTGATCAAAAGAATATAGACAACCTTGCTGCGCCAGCAAAAGCAGCTGTTGCGAATCTAGGTTTAACATCTGGACCAAATGCTGGTGCAGTTTCAGCTGCAACTGGTCTTGCAGCTAACCCACGTAAAGAACAAGTTTTTAAGGGTGTTGATTTTAGAACATTCCAGTTTGATTATCAATTCTTCCCACGTGATCCTAAAGAAGCAGAAAATGTATTGAACATTATCAAAGCATTTAAACTTCATATGCATCCAGAGTTTAAAGACGCTAATAAATTCTTATACATCTATCCATCTGAATTTGATATTTCTTACTATACAAATGGTAAAGAAAACACAAATTTACATCGCCATACTTCTTGCGTGTTAACAGAATTGAACGTAAACTATACACCAAATGCTGCATTTACTACTTTTGAGAATGGTATGCCTACTCAAATAAACGTAACAATGAGTTTCCGTGAACTTTCACTCATGGATAAAGATAAGATTGTGGAAGGACTATAATAAATGTATTTCGAAGACTTTCCAAGATTTGTTTATGACTTTGAAATTGGTGGCGAGAGAAAGGTTATTCTAATAACCGACATAACACGAAATGTTCGTTTTCGTGCAGAGTTGCTATCAAACATCTCTTTGTGGGATGAGTATGATATTGTAGACGATGAAACTCCAGAGATTATAGCTGAGAAGTTATATGGCAACTCTAATTATCATTGGATAATTATGCTATTAAATGAACGATTTGATTACATAGCAGATTTCCCACTATCATATCCTAAACTTTTAAAATATGTAGAAGACAAATATGGTTCAGCCAATATAAATTCTACACATCACTATGAAGACGCAAAAGGATTTGTTGTCAACTACGATAAACCAGGAGCAACTTCTGTTAGTAATCTACAGTATGAAGATAGATTAAATGAAAGTAAACGCAGAATTAAAGTCATAACACCAGAAATGGTAGATAGAGTTATTCAACAGTTTGGTGAATTGTTATAATGCAAACCTCTCAAGTTTTAAGAGTTGCTGGTGACGTAAATATTGAAAAGGTACAGGTGGTAACACCGAATGGACTTTTTCAGGATATCACCAACCAAGTAATAGCGATACAAGTTTTTGAAGACTTGTTTTCGCCATTTATTACTGGCACGTTAGTTGTAAAAGATACATTAGATTTAATCAATTTGTTTCCATTTGTTGGTGAAGAGTTTGTTGAGATGAAAATTTCAACACCATCTTTAAAAGTTCCAATTGAAGGTAAGTTTTATATTTTTAAGATGACCAATCGTGAGATGGTTGGTGATCGTACAGTAGTTTATGAACTACACTTTATCACTCAAGAAGCATTGATAGATCTAAACAAGCGACTAAGTAAAACCTTTTCTGGTAAGTGTTCTGATATTGCAAATACTTTGATGACGGATAAGACTGTTGGTCTACAACTGTCAAGAAAATTAAATGTAGAAGAATCTAAAAACAATACAAAGTTTGTATCCAATTTTTGGACTCCAGTTAGATGTTTAAACTACATTGCGAATACTGCAGTAAATAAAAATGGTTCACCATCGTATGTATTTTTTGAGAACAGAGCAGGGTTTAACTTTGTATCACTAGAAACTCTGTATACCAATAATGATGTGATGGAAGAATTTGTTTTTGATAACTATCAGCGTGACGATCTCGCTGGTGGTGGCTCAGCGAGAAATGTTCCAGAAGATTTTCGTCGTGTGAAAGAAATACATATTCCAACAGCGTTTGACTATATGGATCGTATTCGTTCTGGATTGTATGGATCTAAACAATATAGTTATGATTTAACAACAAAACGATTTGGTAGTAAAAACTTTGATATGTTACAAAGTTTCCAAACAGACAAACACTTGAACCCATATGCAATGGCTGCAAAGACTGTTATCTATCGATACGCTTCTG